CTACTAAACCAATTAAATTTCGTAAAGGTAATCCAATGTTTGTGTTCTCGCTTATCTTCATTACATCCCACCTCTGTTCTTTGCTTTCCAAGATCTCTTCTTATGTTTATTCATACTTGAGAATTTGGGTCGTCTGCCAATACTTGTTTTCTTTGGGATCCTTTCGTGTGGCTGTTTAGTAATATCAAACTTGATACGAGCCATTTACTTTTTCTTTCGATCAAGAACAGACTTAGTGACTTTGGAACCAAAGCTTGCAGTGAAAACTATAATAACCAGATACCAAACTGAGTCTGGCAAATCATTAATTATAGATACCCACTCTCTAAAGTTTTCTCTAGTACCTGGAAACCAGCCAGTAGTAAGCATCCCGATTAGCCAAAACATTAATACCTCATCCTTGATCGAGGTATCCTGGCTTTTGATACGAGCTAAATCTGTATCCTTTGCACATTCAATTTCAGCAGCTCTAATTGTTTTAACTTTCTCGGCACGATGCTTTAGATACTCGCTGCCTTTATTCATAACCATTTTAGTTAATGGATTATTAAATATCTTTAATAGATGAATCATGCGCAGCTCCTCATTATGCCAGCTAACTCTTCACATCTCTTAGTTGTTTGCTTATGCCAGTTGGAATCGAGCATCTCATCTGCAGCTTTATTATAGTCTGCAGCTCTAATACCCTCCCACATTTTCTTGAATTTAGATACTCGAGGCTTTCCCAGCTGGAAACACATCTCGCAAATCAATCCTCTAATTGTAGTAAATTTTTCGTTAGGATCTATTTCTTCCAGCAGCTCATCAGCAGAAGTGAGAGCAATTTGAAAGTCTTTATCAAACACAGCATCAAGCTCTTCTTTAGAATACTCCACACCCTCAACAAAGTTATCGGTAGGTAATACCAAATGACCATAACCAATAGTAGCGAAACCCAAGCTATCGGAATAGACAGAACGCCTAAACCCCTCATGTTGTCGGATTCTTTCTTTAACATCATCCATAAATCATTTATCCTTTTCTGGGTCAAAGTTAAGAATTTTGACACCTAGTTTATTTTGCTCTTTTGTTTTAGCTCGATAGATCTTAGTTCCAGATCTTCGATAGTTTTGAGTCTTAACGTCATAAGCTTGGTACTCCCCTGTTTTGATGTTAAGCGTAAGTATATCGATTGGTCCAAGACCACCTGCAGGAACAAAAACAAGTAAGTTTGGATCCTTTGCAAAATGAGATTGAGCAAGCAGCTCATTCGATAAGCCTACGGCAGCGGTGTTTCTATTTCGTGAAGTAGTAAAAGATCGAGCCAAGTAAACCTCCAATTAATATTATAATTGCAGCGGCACCTTTACCCCGATTCATATCGGCTTTTAATTCTTTAACATCTTTTCGCATTTCATCTAATACTTTAAAAATAGTTTTCATACGTTCTTGGCAAACCTTTTCATGGTAAGATATTCTTATACCATTTGCTTGCTCAACAGATGCTTTAGTAATTTTTTTTTTAGATTTCATTTGCTGGCTCACAAGAAAACCTAATAAATATTTTATGTTTATTAGTATCTTCTTTTCCTATTTCTATTTGTTTATTGATAGCCTCTTTATAACCAGCCTGGAGGCAGTCATAATAGTTAGTGTAAGTTGTTGGCATTTGATGTGGAGCTAAGCATTCTCCGTGCATAGCAGTACACATAATCATAATGAGTACCACTTTCATAATTAATACTGTAATGAAACGCCTCTGATCCTAGCCTCTTTAGAACCAGTTGCTTGATTAGCAAATTCTATTTTATATTTTAAACTTGTTCCTGCTGTTACACTTAAATCATTTACTTTAGCCATCTTAATACCAGAAGCAAAGTCTGGCATAGCTGTCATTGTAGCTGTTGCGTAGTTAGAACCACCATCAGCAGAAAGTTTTAAAATAATATCTGTGTTTAATGTGTTTGTTCCTGCGTGGTCTTGATAAGTAATAATAGCACCCATCTTGTTAGTTGATGATGGAGCTGTAATATTGTTTGAAGTAAATGAACCTGTTGCGTTTGCAACTGTAGGAGCTACTTTAAATTCTACTTCTTGTTGCCATGTATCGTGATTTATAGCACCAGATACACCTCTTAATATAATATATCTATAAGCTACTGCGTTAGTCCAAGTTGATTCTGTTGTTGTTGCACCACCTAGAGTAAAATTTGAGCTTAAATCTGTAAAACTAGAATTATCTTGTGAACCTTGCCATTTCCAAGTTCCATGAGAAGAAGAATTGTGTGCATACCATTTAGCACCTTGAAATATTTTTGAGTTTCCACTTCCTAAATCAAAAGTAATATGAAGTGAGCTTGTTACAGAAGTACCATTTGGATTCCACCAAAAAGCACCTGCTTCGGTAGTTGAAGTTTTATCGCCATCTACAAGTCTATTGACATAATCATGTGCTGTAAATCCATTTTTAGTTACAGTATATACACTAGATTTATCTCCAGTTTCATAAACTCCAGTTCCTACAGAAATAGTTGATATAAATTCTCCATCATTTCTTGATGTGTCAGTTAAACCAGTAATTCCTGTACTATCTTGAAATACATCAACATACATTGAGTTAGTATTGTAAGCACCTTTGTTTTCGTTAGATGCTTGTCTAATAGCTAAAGTAGAAATATCATTAACAATTTTATTATCATCAAAAGATGTTGCGTGTTGAGATACATTAGATGCTGCTATTCTAGCATCTGCAAAAGTACCTGAAGTAATTTTACTTGCTGATAAGTTTGGTATTAGTGATTCTGTTAAAGTAGGCAAATCATCTACTGTAAAACCACCTGATATTATATTTGCTAAATCTCTTGCTTTTGTCATATTCTATTTACCTTGCTGTACATGGTACATTGTTTGAACCTACTAATGATTGACCAAATGCCATGTAGATTAGTGTATTTCCATTTAAAAAAGCATTTGTTATTCTAGGTTTAAAACCATTTGAATAAAAATCTAAAGTTTCATTTGCTTCTGTATTAGTGGTATTTGGTTGTAAAAAATATTTATTAGGATTACCAAAAACACCTGCTACTGGTCCACCTCTTTTACTATCAAAAATGTGCCAATTTTCATTTCCATCAGCATTTTTAATTATAACAAAAGTTGGTTTAAATCCTGTATAAACAAATGCTCCATTAGCATTACCATTACCCTCATAAGAACCAAACTTACTATATCCAGTTTTATCTGTCCAACAATAAGCTATGTAAGTTCCTGAACTATTATTTACTGATGCACCATCTCCTAATGTAAAAACAGTAGATGTTGGTGTAGTGTCATTCCAAAAAGCATTACTATCTACTTTATTGTATTCATTATCTAAATATAAACCATAACCATTACCTATTCCTACATTATAAGCTGTCCAGTTATTTACAGCATCAATTCTTTTAACTAATATCATTTTAGGCACAGCACCTAAATGGTGTGGTATCGTATGACCACCACTTCCATTTCCAAGATATTTAACAATAGAAAATCCAGCTGTTGTATTTACAGAATAAGAGTATGCTTTTCCCGTACCAGAGCCAGAAGTTGTGCCAGACCCAGTTGTTCCAGCTTTCCAAGACCAACCTACATAAGTATTACTACTGCCATTAACTCCACCATCTGAACCAAGAGTAAAGCCATCAGAACCAAAAGCAGTTAAACCAGTTGCTTTAGTTGTTTCTGCATCACCATTATTTGATGCAAGAGCTTTTGTTGTACCTCTTAATGCATCGTATAAATGATGATCTGTAGTTCCACCTCTTTGTTTAATCCATGTAAAATCTGGTTGAAAACCTACTCCAGAAATAGTTTGTGTTCCACCATTACCTGTATAAAGTTTAGTATTAAA